ATAAGGACAAGTTTGACAATCCAGTCAATAAGCCTGTGGACGATTTTAACCATTTAATGGACGCAATGAGATACGCTTTGGAAAGCTACTCAGAAGGCCCTACATTTTCTTTTGATTAAGGAGTAAGGAGTAAGGAATGTTTGAATTTATTAAGAAATTATTTAGGAGAAAAGATAAGATGGGAGAACAGAATATCAATCTTAGTGAAGTTGAGAGTATCATAATGTGGCATTTTGAAAGCCAGAAATACAGGGAGATGAAAGACGGAAACAACTATTATCGTGGAAGGCACGACATCCTTTCAAGGCAGAGAACGGCAATTGGGGAAGACGGTAAATTAACAGTAGTTCATAACTTGCCAAATAATAGAATTATCGATAACCAGTATAAAAAACTGGTTAAGCAGAAAGTGAATTACATAATTTCTAAAACTCCAAGTATTAAAAGTGAGAACCAGGATTACGATAATAAATTGAATGAACTGTTTGATAAAAATTTTCTTAAAACATTGAAAAGAGTAACCACTGACGTCTATAACAATGGACTTGGGTGGTTATTTTTGTATGTGGATGAAATGGGAAATTTAAAATTCAAGAGGCTAAATTCAGTTGAGGTTATCCCTGTGTGGCTTGACAACGATCATGAAGAACTGGACTACGCAATAAGAGTGTACAGCCGAGAACTTTATAAAAATGGGACGTATAATACTGAAAATTACGTTGAGATTTACAGAAAGTCTGGAGTTGAGTATTACAAAATGAACAATACAAAACTTACAGCAGTTGAGAAGAAGACATACCTGAGTGTTGATGACAAGCCTTACAACTGGCAGAAAATACCTCTCATATGCTTCAAAGCGGATGAGCTGGAACAACCCCTCCTTAAAAGAGTAAAATCGTTACAGGACGCTTTAAACATGCTTATAAGTGATTTCATGAATAATATGCAGGAAGACAGTAGAAATACGATTTTAATCATTAAAAATTATGACGGTGAAAACTTGGGCGAGTTCAGAAAAAATCTTTCCACATTTGGAGCTGTTAAAGTAAGAGAGGATGGAGATGTATCAAGTTTACAAGTTGAAGTGAATGCGGGAAATTATGAAAGCATTGTGAAACTGCTGAAGAAAACCATAATTGAAAATGGCGGAGGATTTGACAGCAAAGCTGATACGCTTGGGAATAATCCAAATCAGCTTAACATACGTTCGATGTACTCGGACATAGATTTAGAGGCAAATGATTTTGAAACTGAGTTTCAGGCAAGTTTCGAGGAAATGGTATGGTTTGTAGCAAATCATTTGAAGAACACAGGGCAGGGTGACTTCATAAAGGAAAAAGTGGAGGTTGTGTTAAATAGAGATATACTTGTGAATGAAAGCCAAGCGATTTCGGATATTAGAAATTCGGTTGGAATAATTTCGGAGGAAACACTTGTTGCACAGCATCCTTGGGTAACAGATGTTCAGGCAGAACTGGAAAGAATTAAAAAAGAAAAGTCTGAACAGCAGATGCAGGAACAGACTGAATATGCGAATTTTGATGAAAATTAGAGTACAAAAAAGAACACTGCTTATCAGCAATGTTCTAAAAAAACGGCGACTAGGATTTAGAATAATGTTTCATCCCTTCATCAGTAACAACGAAAAGTATAGAGAGATCCAAATTTTGAGTTATTTGTATCCATCCTAAATCCTGCATTACTAAAAATGGGTATTTTTCCGGAATAGTTCTAAATATTCTTGCCCCATTACCTAAATTAAGAGGAACGTCTGAAAAAATACGTTCTAATTCCTCTATTGAATAATTTTTCATAAGATTTCACCTACGCTTTCTATCGGAGTTTCGATTATACAATTATACCTTAGAATTTAAGAAAGGCAAGATATGAGTAAAAATAATTATTGGCAAGACAGATTTATTGAAGAGGAAGAAAGACTTAATAAAATAGCGGGAGACGAATTCCGGAGACAGCAACTGGAATACGAGAGGGCTATTGCTAGAATGAATAAGGATATCGAAGTGTGGTATAACAGAATAGCTAAAAACAACGATGTATCACTTGTGGAAGCTAAGAAGATGCTGAACGACAAAGAACTTAAGGAGTTCAAATGGACGCTTGATGAATACATCAAACACGGGGAAGAAAATGGAATCAAGAAAGACTGGAGCAGACAACTTGAGAACGCAAGTGCAAGAGTGCATATCGAAAGACTTGAAGCAATGAAGCTACAAGTCAGAGGAGAAATAGAAAAATTATACAACGGTAGAGAAAGTAGCATGGAAAATTTTTTAAAAGACACGTATAAAGACAGCTACTATCATACTGCTTTTGAAATTGCTAAGGGTACCGGAATAGGAACTAATTTATACAAGCTTAATGATAAATTAGTCGGCTCTGTTATTAAAAAGCCTTGGGCTCCTGACGGAATAAATTTTTCCGAGAGAATTTGGAACGATAAAAATAAACTTATAAATACTCTGCATACAGAGCTTACTCAAGGTTTTATAAGAGGAGATAGCTTGGATAAACTGACAAACAAAATAGCTGAAAAAATGAATGTAAGTAAAGTTAATGCTTCAAGACTCGTTTACACCGAACACGCTGCTTATGCAAGCAAGGCAAGAGAACAGACATTAAAGGATTTAGATGTTGAGAAATACGAGATTGTTGCTACTTTGGACAGTCGAACATCTAAAATATGTCAAGGACTTGACAGAAAAGTGTTTGACATGAAGGATTATGAAGTAGGAACTACTGCCCCTCCTTTTCATGTTCATTGTAGAACAACTACAGCTCCATGGTTTGAAGATGATGGCATTGGGGAACGTGCAGCAAGAAATGAAGAAACAGGAAAAACTGAATATGTTCCAGCGAATACGAGCTATAAGGACTGGGAAAAATCATTTGTTAAAGATCCTGTTGAAAAAATCGAAACTAAAGGATATAATATAAATTATAAGACCGTTCCAAAAACTTTACAGAATTATAAAAATCATTTAAAATCATGGTACGAAGATAATGTAAATGGAATAGTTTCGGAAGAAGATGAGGTTATAGTATCGCAGAAATTAAAAGAGATAATAGATAAATCGGAATACTCTATGAGATTTAAAAGTAATAATCTTGAAGAGTTAATTAATTCTGGTAGATTTAAAAATCAATTTGAGACAAGTACAAGTGGAGGAACAGTATCAGAAAAATTCAGAAAGACTGCTCCAAAAAATCTTTTTGGAGTTCAATCAAAATTAAAGGCAGAGGATTATGAAAAATATGGATATTTAAGCAGTCAAGATGTTTTAAAAGAATTTGAAACCGGCAAAAACGTAACTCTACAACAATATGGGGATTTGATCATAAAATTTAATAAAGACCTATTAAAAGATAGAGTTACTTTTACAATAGATGACAGTTTGGGAAATGCTATTCTAAAAACAGTTGTTGCTGATAATGTTAACAAACCTAGTTTGAACGGGATGAATTTGAGAAAAATAAAAAATTATACTGAAATTATAAAAAATACAAATTCATTAAGTATAGAAGATTTAGCATTGGATTTAAACGTAAGATATTTTGAATTGCAATTTCATGGAGAATTAAATTTAAATACTGTTAAAAGTATTTATTTTACCGAACAACTGCCAGAAAGCGAATTATTGAATAATTTAAAAAAATTAGGAATAAGAACATATAAAATTGAGGGTGATAAAATTGTTGAAATTTAAAGAAGCGTTGTACTCAAACAAAGATGGTGGAGTCATAATATCTCTGGAAGACGGGCGATGTGCTCTTGTTGATACAAAAAATGAATTTATAGATGTTGATGTTTTTGTAGACACGTATTTGAAATGGGGAAATTTTGATAATTATATTAATTCTGATGATATAGAAAAAGCAAAAAAGGTTTTACAATCTCCTAAAAAAATATTTTTTAGTCAACTAGCAAATGATTATTTGAACGAATCGGATTTAAAAAAAGAAATAGATAGATTGAAAAAAGAAGCGGGATATAATTATTAAAGAGTAAGATATTAAAAAATTAAGAGCAGTAATTAAACTGCTCTTTTTTAGTTTAGGAGGAAAAATGATAAAACTGAACATTTATCACAGCGATGGAAACTACATGGGGGTATCGTATGGTGGATCTTTAAAGGAATTCATTAAAAAAGCTGATAAAGGTAAAAGTATAAAGTTAATAAGCGATGGAAAAGAATGGTATATAAACTCAGCACTGATACTGGCGTTTGAGGAGGTGAAATAAGAATGCTTAAAATATTTATCGGAGTTCTACAGGCAGGACTTGTGGTATTAAAACTTTTAGGTCTCCTACATATGAGCTGGTGGCAGGTATTAATGCCTTTGGAGATTATATTCGGTATTTTAATTCTGGTCTTTTTATTGCTAGGGGTAATAAAATTTATAGAGTACAAAAAGTAAATATTCCGCCTTTTTTAGAATTTGTAGGCGTAAAAGAACAAATTAAAAATAATTCGTCGACAGACGTAAAAATGGAGGGAAACATGAAAAAGGAAGATTTGATTGCATTAGGACTGACTGAGGAACAGGCAGAAAAAGTGCTGAATGCAAATTCAGAACAGCTGAAAGATTTTGTACCTTATTCAAGATTTAAAGAGCTTATTGATGACAAGAATGAACTGAAAAAGCAGATATCTGAAAGAGATAAGCAACTTGAAACACTTAAGAACAGTACAGGAGATGTCGAGGCTCTTAAAAATACTATTAAACAGCTTCAGAATGAAAACAAGGCAACAAAGGAGCAATATGAAGCAAATATATCTAAAATAAAATTAGAAAATGCTATTGATAACGCTCTTGGAAATGCTAAAGCTAAAAATTCAAAAGCTGTAAGGGCTTTACTGGACATGGAAAAGATAAAGTTTGAAAATGATAATTTATCTGGACTGAATGAACAGATAGAAGCACTAAAAGAGGCAGAAGATTCAAAATTCCTTTTCGAAGAAATTAAGGAACCTGCCAAACCAAGTTTTAGTGGTGTAGAGCCAGGGGCATCAACAGGAGAAACAAATCCTGGATCAGGTGCACCTGAAACATATTCTCAGATGATGGCAAGACTGGGACAATAATAATAAAATTTAAAGGAGGAATAATTTATGCCAGCAGCAATTTTTGATTCAAAACAGTTTAATCCTGAATTATTCGGGAAGTATTATGAAACAATTCCAAAACTTAAAAGGAATGAACTACTGAAATCAGGAGCTATTAATAACGCCCCTCAGTATAAAGCAATGATGGAAGAACAGACAGGAGGGAACTACATAACAGCACCTCTGTTTGGAAGAATAGGCGGAACTGCCGTAAACTATGACGGAAAGACAGATATAAACGCTACAGCAATGGATACGTTCTCACATTCAAGAGTGGTAATAGGAAGGGCTAACGGATGGATTGAGAGGGATTTCTCGCATGACATTACAGGCGGAGTAAATTTTATGGATCAGGTAGGTAAACAGGTATCAGACTACTGGGATGACCTGAACCAGGGGATATTATTATCTATACTTAAAGGGGTATTCTCGATGACAGGTACTGATAATGAGAAGTTTGTAAATGAGCACACTTATGATGTATCAAAGGAAACAGATGCGGCTAAGCAGGTATTCAGTCCTACAACTCTGAATAATGCACTGCAGAAAGCTGTAGGTCAGAACAAGGCAAAATTTTCAATTGCAATAATGCATTCGCAGGTCGCAACTAACCTTGAAAACCTTCAGCTGCTTGAGTACCTGAAATATACCGATGCAAACGGAATACAGAGAGACCTGACGCTTGCAACACTGAACGGAAGAACTGTATTGATTGATGACTCAATGCCAACTGAAGAAGTTGCCAAATCAGGAAGCAATCCAGCGTACACTAAATATACTACTTATGTGTTAGGAGCAGGAGCATTTGAATTTACTGATGCAGGAGCAAAAGTACCTCATGAAATGCACAGAGACCCAAAAGTCAATGGTGGACAGGACACATTGTATTCAAGAGAAAGAGTGTGTTATGCTCCTTACGGAATCTCATTCACTAAATCAAGTATGGCAACATTATCTCCAACTGATGCTGAACTTGAGATGGGAGCAAACTGGGAACTGGTAAATGATAATGCGACAGGTACAAAAAAATATATCGATCATAAAGCAATTCCAATCGCAAGAATTATCTCAAGAGGATAGTTTCAGGAGGAAAAATCTTATGGAGTATGTGGAAAATATCAAAGAAGATGTGATAAAAACATTAAAGTCGGTAGGCTATGAAGTCATAGATACCGACTTATTTTTATTGGAACAGAGTATCGAAAAGGTTAGGTCTTATATTAAAAACAAGACTAATCAGAATAAAGTTCCAGAGGGGCTTAAGTACATTTGGATTGACAGGAGTACAGGTGAGTTTTTGAATTTTAAGAAATCACTGAATCAACTTGAATTGAATGGCTTAGATTTTGACCGTGTGGCGAAAGAAATAAGCGAAGGCGATA